ATCAGTAGTAGTGAGCACACCTACTAAAGGTTTTCCAGATTTCCCAGAATTCTATAAGAACTCACCTTATAGGGATTCTCAGGGACGATTGCTGTCATCTAAACTGTTCTATGAAAGAACTACTCCAGACAAAAGAGAAAAGGTTTTATATACATTAAAGGATCAAGATCATGAAGGCTATCAATCGCTATATGCTCTCTACCTTAAGTCCAATGATCCTACAGAGTACTCCTTTGCTAACAGTTATTTTGAGTCATACGAGCATTGGTTAGCTCTAACTAGACAAGAATGGTTCCGTCCCTTCCTTGAGAGATTCAGAAGAGACCTGGAGACTAAGGTAAGATCAACTGCTCTTAAAGCTATTATAAGAGAATCCCAATCAGCCAGTAAGAATGCTTTTACTGCTAACAAGTTCCTCCTAGAACGTGGTTGGATTGATAAAGATAAGAATACAAAAGGCAGGCCTACCAAAGAAGATATCAAGCAGGCTGCTATTGAACAAGTAGATTCAGCTAAAAGACTAGAGGAAGATTTCCTAAGAGTCCTAGAGAAGTAGTAATAGTTAGATATGGAAAATAAGTTGACTAAGATGGCTGAGATCAAGGCCATGGCAGAAGCTGATCTTGAAGTATTCATTAAACTAGTACACCCGAGAAGAGTCCTTGGTTCTGTCCATAAAGAGTTAATCTCTTGGTGGGGTAGAGAAGAAGCTAAGTCACATCAACTTGTCCTTCTCCCTAGAGACCATATGAAGTCAGCCCTAGTGGCTTATAGAGTTGCTTGGTGGATTACCAAGGATCCTACGATGAGAGTTCTTTACATCTCGTCTACATCCAATCTAGCCACTAAGCAGTTAAAGTTTATTAAAGACATCCTCACCTGTGATAACTACCGGCGCTATTGGCCGGATATGATCCACCCTGAGGAAGCTAAGAGAGAGAAGTGGACTGAGACTGAAATCTCTGTTGACCATCCTCTTAGAAGAGAACACAACGTTCGTGACCCTTCTGTCTTTACAGCAGGGTTGACCACAAACATCGTCGGTATGCACTGCGATGTAGCAGTCCTTGACGATGCCGTTACAGATGACACTGCGTACACTCAGGAAGGCCGAGAACGAGTAAAGACTCAGTACTCCCTCCTTTCGTCTATCGAGAGTGCTAACGCAAAAGAATGGGTTGTAGGCACTAGATACTTTGCCACCGACCTTTACTTCGATATGCTCCAGATGAGAGTGACAGTTCACAACTCAGACGGAGATCTTCTTAAAGACGATCCTCTCTTCGAAATCTTCGAAAGACAAGTAGAGAGTAACGGAGATGGCACAGGGGAATTCCTCTGGCCTAGACAAGTCTCCTCAGATGGTAAGGCTTTTGGTTTTAACGCTGAGATTCTCGCTAAGAAGAGAGCACAGTATATTAACAAGAGTAAGTTCAGGGCTCAGTACTACAACGACCCTAACGACTCTACTGAGGCAGATATTGATCCTGCCTGGTTCCAATACTACGATCCTAAATACCTTTACCGCTCAGGTGGCCATTGGTATTTTAAAAACAGCCGACTGAACATATTAGCAGCTATTGACTTTGCTTATACTGTTCAGAAGAAGTCAGACTTTACTACGATTGCTATTGTTGGTGTAGACTCCCAAAATAACTATTACGTTCTGGATTTAGACAGGTTTAAAACCGATAAGATCTCTGATTATTTCAAGCACATTTTAACATTGCATCAGAAATACGGTTTCAGAACCTTAGTCGCAGAATACACAGCTGCCCAATCAGTTATCGTAAAAGATCTGAAAGAGAACTATATCAGGACCTACGGTCTGGCTTTGTCTGTCAAAGACCATAAGCCGACTAGGCATGAAGGTTCGAAGATTGAGCGTATGAACGCCACTCTTCAGCCAAGGTATGAGAACAGACAAGTTTGGCATTACTCAGGCGGTAACTGCCAGTTATTAGAGCAGGAGCTCCAATTGAAGTATCCGCCGCATGACGACCTTAAGGACGCAGTGGCTATTACAATGGAGTACTTACAGGCACCAACATTCTTCTCCAGAGTTGCTGAAGATGTCTCAGTAGGTGCAAATGCTTTAAAGAACATAACAAACACTCGTTTCGGAGGAATAGGTTAATTGGCCGGTAAAGTTATAAATCTTGAAGGTATTCTTGAGCCAGATAGTATTGCTCAGAGTATTGCCAACTCCTATGTCTCGTGGAAGACTGCTAGAGCTTCTAAGGAGAAGGATTGGACTGAAGTGCGTCAGTACATCTATGCTACTGACACCACGACTACGACCAACGCTAAGCTTCCTTGGAAGAACAAGACAACTACCCCTAAGCTTTCTCAGATCCGTGAGAATCTCTATGCTAACTACTTTGCCACCCTTTTCCCTAAGAGAGAATGGTTGGAGTGGGAAGCGGGTGATGATGCTTCAGATAAACCTGAGAAGAAAGAAAAGATCGAGAACTATATGTTCTGGGTCACAGATCAGCCAGAGTTCTATACTGAAGTCCAGAAAATGCTTATGGACTATATTGACTATGGCAACACCATTGCAGGCGTCGACTGGTACGACGAGACAGTCGAACAGGAGGATGGTAAAATCAAAAGAGGTTTTACTGGTCCAGTTCCTGTTCGAGTATCTCCCTTGGACATTGTGTTCAATCCGGTTGCTCCCTCCTTTGCGTCTTCCCCTAAGATCATCAGAACTATCGTAACCTTCGGTGAGCTGAAGGATATGGTAGAGAGAATGAATCAATACCCTGAGCAGGCTATCGATGCCAAGGCTATCTTCGAGTATCTGAAAGGATACCGTAGACTGTGCTCTCAGGCCTCAGCAGGTACTAGTGACTTGTCTGAGAAGGATGGCTATCTTCGTGTAGATGGTTTTACATCCTACCGCCACTATATTGATTCGGACTATGTAGAAGTTCTAACCTTCTACGGAGATGCGTATGACCGAGATAACGACAAGCTTTACAAGAACCACATCATTACGGTTGTGGACAGGCATAAGCTTATTTCTATCCGCCCTAATCCTTCTATCTTTGGTCGTGCTAGTCTCTACCATGCCGGTTGGCGTCCCAGACAAGATAATCTTTGGGCTATGGGCCCTCTGGACAATCTGGTTGGAATGCAGTACCGCATCGACCATATTGAGAACTTAAAGGCAGACTGCTTCGACCTTCTTGCTTTCCCTCCGATTAAAGTCAAAGGATACGTGTCCGACTTTACTTGGCAGCCCTTTGAGAAGATCTACGTAGGTGACGAAGGTGAAGTTATGCCTATGCCTCCTGATGTAAGAATCCTTCAGGCTAACTCTGAGATCGATGTTCTTATGAGCAAGATGGAAGAGATGGCAGGCGCACCTAAAGAAGCCATGGGTTTCCGTAATCCAGGCGAAAAGACTATGTATGAAGTGCAGAGACTTGAGAATGCTTATTCTCGAATCTTCCACTCCAAGGTTGCTCAGTTTGAACAATTCATTCTTGAGCCTATGTTGAATGCAATGTTGGAATTGGCTAGAAGGAATATGACTTCTTCCCAGGTTCCTTCTTATGATAAAGAGTACGGAGTTCTTTCTTTTGCTGATATTTCACCCGAAGATCTTACTGGTGTTGGTCGTATTAGACCTCTTGCAGCCAGACACTTCGCAGAAAAAGCAGAAGTCATCCAGAATCTGACGAGTCTCTTCAATTCTCCTATCGGTCAGGATCCCGCTATTATGCAGCACTGGTCCACGATCAATATGTCCAAAATGCTTGAAGAAATGTTCAAGATTGAAGAGTACAAGATTGTTAAACCGTTTGTTCGTCTTGCTGAGCAGGCTGATGCTCAAAAGAAAGCTAACTCGCTTGAGGAACAGACATTGATGGAAACTGCCACACCTTCCGGTGTAGGCTTAGATGATATAGGATAAACAGCTGTTGTTTGAGAATTTAGGGAAGACCGACCCCAACATTCCGATCCACCAAAGTTGGATACGGCATTTACCCAATGAAGAAGAGCGAGCAAACTTTAAGAAATCCTTACTAGCTGCCCGCCATGTTCTTAAAAGATTAAGAGAGATCTTAGAAGAGGAAAGATCAAACCTGTCTAACCAGGAAACCTCTATTAAAGATTTCGAAGACACTAATTGGTCCCATAAGCAAGCCTTTAGAAATGGTGAGCGTAAAGGACTTAAATATGTAGAAGACCTTCTACATTACTTATAAAAAGGAGTACTACTGCTAATGACCGTTGCAGAATTATTCAACGATCCAGTTGAAGACGTTACATCTCTACCTGTAGTCGACCCTGACAAGAATTATCTTGAAGAGTTGGTCGGTGATGGTAAAAAGTTCAAAGATCCAGTTGCTTTGGCGAGAAGTAAAGTTGAATCGGATCGACATATCGCTAAACTGGAGAGCGAACTAAAAGCTATACGAGCTGATATGAATTCAAGACTTTCTTTAGAGGATTTAGTGACCAAGATGTCCTCAGTGAGACCTGTAGAACAGCCGCCTGTGAATAACGGGGACTCTTCTAATTCTAACCAGAACGCAAGCACACAGCTTACACCTGAAGATTTAGCTAAGATTGTTGATGAGCGAGTCTCACAACTGTCTGCTAGAGAGCAGGCCAAGAACAACCTCAATACCGTTAAAGCTTCTCTAAAGGCAGCTTGGGGTACTGAGTTCCCGGTAAAGCTTCGTGAGAAAGCTGCTGAACTTGGGGTGGGTGAGACATTTCTTAATGATCTTGCCGCATCGCAACCAAAGGCATTCTTGAAACTTGTTGAGATTGAAAAGGCACCGGCTCCGGCCCCTGCCCGTGATACTGGTTCTCCCTTATTTGGCAGACAGGTTGATTCGTCTAAACAAAGCTCCACTCCGGCATCTGATCCTGGTTTCCGAGGGAAATCTTATTACAACCAGCTTCGATCACAGAATCCTGGTAAGTTTTGGGACCCTAAGGTACAGTTGGAGATGAACCAAATGGCTATGAGAGACCCTGAAAAGTATCTCAGCTCTTAATAAAATCTTAATAGTGTAAGCATCTCACAAACTTTCCAACTAAAGATGGAGAAATATAATGGCTTTTACAGTTGCCAGCAATGACCATCTGATTCGTTCAAACATCTGGTCCAGTATGCTTAAGGACGTGCTTGAAGACGAACTGATGGGTTTGAAGTATGTGAAGATGCTTGAAGGGTTTCCTGACGGCGATACCTTCAACATTCCTTCTATCGGCCAGGCTGAAGTATATGACTATGTTGAAAATGCACCGATCTCTTACTCGGGCATGGATACTGGTAACTTCACGTTCAGCATCACCGATTATAAGGCCACGGGTATGTATATTACGGAGAAGATGAAGCAGGATTCGTTCTACATGAACGAGCTTGTCTCTTCCTTCATTCCTAAGCAGCACCGTGCTCTTATGAAAGCAATCGAAGTGGACGCTCTGGCCCTTGGCCCTGAGTCTCAGACTACTTCGTCTCTGAACACGATTAACGGCGCTCCCCATAGATTTGTGGGTTCCGGTACTAACGAAGTTATTGCTGTTGCAGACTTCGCCAAGGCTCGGTACTCGCTCCAGAAGGCTAACGTCCCTATGACGAACCTTGTGGCTATCGTTGACCCGTCTGTCGAATACACGTTATCTACGTTAACTAACTTGACGAACGTGTCGAATAACCCGCAGTGGGAAGGTATCGTCCGCGATTCCATGTCCACGGGCATGAAGTTCCGTATGAACGTCTTCGGCTTTGACGTGTACGTCTCCCAGAACCTTAAGTCAGGTATCTCGGAAACGATTAACTCCGTCACTGCTGCGTCGGGTGTTGCTAACCTCTTCTTCTCTGCTGCCCCGGACGTTCTTCCGTGGGTTGGCGCTATTCGCCAGCCTCCGAAGGTCCAGTCTGACTTTAACAAGGACAGACAGCGTGATGAGTATGTGACGACCATGCGCTACGGCTTGAAGACATTCCGTCCGGAAGCCTTCGTGACCATTATCACCGACACCGATCAGGTCTAATAAAGGAGGAATAATAATGGGTACTTGGTTAAACTCAGATGGCCTCCATGTCAAGTTTGGCGTGGATGAAGGCGATCTCCGCCGTGGGGGTGAATTGAAAACCTTCGGGCAGGACAGAGTAATTCAGGCTACTGTGAAGTATACTGATGCTCTCTCTGCCACCGCAGCCATTGTTGGCTCAGCGGTAGCGGCTGATGACGGCGCTTTTGGTGTCGTTATCCCTAAGGGCTTTCGCGTTAAAGCGATTGAAGTTCTGACGAAGACTGCGTTTACGTCTTCGGGTACGATTGGTTCGGCGACCCTTGCTATGGGTCTTAAGCTGGCTTCCGATCGTTCTACTGAACTCGACCACGATGGTCTCACGACTGCTTCGTTTGTCGGTTCCAGAATCGATGCTGCTGGCGAAAGAACGTATGTCGAAATTGGTTCAACTGGCGCTGGTGCTCTAATCGGCACTACCCTCGCTTCTAACGGTGTTCTTGTTGTTGCTAATACGCAGCACGCTACGCATCCGTTTACGGCAGGTGAGCTTCAGGTTAACGTGATCGGCTACGACCCCTAATAGCTAGAACAAACTGAGGAGGGGCCTGAAAACCCCTCCTTTTCTTTAACAGCATCTTCTCTAAGGATGTCTATATGGTTGACCACGCTTCTCTAACAGGTGCCGCTCTACATGAACCTAAAGGTGTTGCTACCGCTGCCGCAGGTGACGTATATATTGCTGATGGAGCAGGGAGCGGTGCCTGGGATGGTATTGATTATGTAACCTTTCCAGCAGGAACTGTTATAGGTTTTGCGTATTCTCAGGATCAGACTGCCATTTCAGGTACAGCTAAAATCCCTATGGATAACACAATTCCACAAAGCTCTGAAGGCTTTGAGGTATTGACAGTTTCTATTACACCTAAACTTTCGACAAGTGTCTTAAAAGTAGAAGTTCAGCTAACTGCTTCAGAAATCTCAAACACCCAAGAAGTTATTACTGCTGCTCTTTTCTTAAATAGTGAATCGGATGCTAGAGCCGCAATCAACGTTGGTGCTCAATACGGCACTCCTATGGGTAATAGTGGTAGTATGATCTACCACATGGTTTCAGGAAGCACTGCTTCTAAAACTTTCAAAGTACGTATTGGCGGAGACTCTGTAGGCTCAATAAGCCTCAATAAGAACTTCAATAGCAATACTTTGGGAGGTGTATATACCTCCGCAATTTCTGTAACCGAGATTAAACAGTAATCGATGGCTAAATTAACTCTTGCTAGCTTCGCTAGTCTACAATCAGGTTCTGCTATCTCTGCATTGAATAATAACTTTGCAGAGATTATTTCTGCTTTTGAGAACACCCTCTCAAGAGACGGTACTTCGCCTAACTATATGTCTTATGATTTAGACATGAATAGTAATCGCATCAGTAATCTTGTCCCAGCTATTGGTGATACAGAGCCTGTCCGGTTGAAAGAGTTTCAGGATGGTATGGACGCTCTTGAGGTTATTGTTCAAGATATCGCAAGTACTACGCAAGGTTATTTAAACTCAGTTACAACTATCTACGATTCTTTTGACGATAGATACCTTGGTCCTAAGGCTTCTGACCCAACCACAGATAACGATGGAAACACTCTTTTAACAGGAGCTATCTATTGGAATACTTCAACAAATATTATGAAGGTTTGGGATGGCTCTCAATGGACGGGTGTTATCTCAACAACCTCAGGTTTTCTCTTAGATGACCTGGGAGATGTTGCAATCACCTCAGCAACTACTGGGAATGTTTTAAGACACAATGGAACTCAGTTTGTAAACTACCCTGACTCCAACTACGCAGCTAGTTCGCATACACATCCTTCCAGCCAGATTACAGATTTTAATGAAGCCGCCCAAGATGCTGTCGGGGCTATTGTCAATAGTACGTTAGTATATACTGACGGTACTCCTCTTCTTGAAAGAGCGGCTATTACAGGGCACATCACGATCGCTTCAGGCAGTAATACTGCTGCACTGGGTTCGTTTACTGCTGCTCAACTGGACGCTGCTGTATCTGATGCCAACGTATCTTATACTACACATACACATTTGCTTGCCGCAGGTGCTACAGACGTAACCATCACAGCCGCTAATTTAAATACCTTGGATGATGGTGTTAACACATCTCTTCACTTCCATGATGCTGATCGTGCAAGATCAAACCATACTGGAACTCAGTTATCTACAACTATTTCAGATTTCAACGAAGCTGCTCAAGATGCCGTAGGAGGCATTCTCACAACCTCATCTGAGATTGCTTTGGCATACAATGACGTTACTCCGAGTATTTCTGCGAGCATTGTTGCTGGAAGCATTGACGAAGCCAAACTGGACACTAGTGTTAACGCAAGTCTTGATTTAGCTGACTCTGCCAGTCAGCCTGGGCATACACACACTCTTTCCAACGTCTCTGATGTAACTATGACCGTCGCCAACTTAAACAGTCTGGACGATGGTGCTAACACAACCCTGCATTTTCACAATACAGACAGAGATAGAGCTAATCACACTGGTACACAATTAGCCTCGACCATCTCTGATTTCTCTTCAGCAGTAACAACTGTTGGTGATGCTGTTTACCAACCTCTTGACACTTTCTTAACCGATATCGCTGCCCTTACAGGCCCTGGAGCTGACAGAATTCTATTCTGGGATGACTCTCTAGGTGCCTTCACTTGGCTTACTATCGGGACCAACTTAGTCATATCAGGAACTACTCTAAACGCTTCAGGTGGAGGCGGAGGCGGTGGTTTGAGCGATGGTGACTTTGGGGATATCACGGTGTCTAGTGCTGGCACAGTAATGACTATCGACAACGATGTTGTTACATTTGCTAAGATGCAGAATATCGCAACAGCCAGATTTCTCGGTAGGTTGACTGCTGGCAGTGGTGATATTGAAGAACTAACAAGTGCTCAGATTTTTAATGAGATCAACAATCTCACCACAGGATCCTCTGTAGCTCTCAGTGACATTGTGCCTTTTTATAATGTAGGTATTAACCAATCAAGAGGAGCTACTGTAACAGTCCTATTGTCTTCAGTGGACTCTTTGACTGAAGATACAGCCCCTGACGGAGCAAACGATTTTCTTCTTAGTTACGATACTTCGGCCACTACTCCTAAAAAGGTCAAACCAGACACGGTGCTTGGCTTAGTTAATGGATTGACTGCCGATGCTTCACCTGCTTTTGGTGATTACATCTTGTCGTACGATTCCTCTGCAAGTGCTCCTAAAAAGATCCTTGGGACAGACGTTAGAAAATTGTTTGAAGGAACTGTTGTCTTAGCTTCAGATAACACTGTATCTACTACAGCTCTTGCTGACGTAACAGGTATGTCATTCACAGCGGATGCTAGTTCGACGTACATTGTTGAGTTGATTGGCACCTTCCAGACAGCAGCTACCACGACTGGTATCGGTCTCGCACTGAACATTCCATCAGGCGGTGTTATGGGTCAAGTCTTCACCCCAACGTCTAACACAGCTGTTTTGAACGTATTGCAGGTAGCTGACGACGCAGTTTTAGCACCATCAACAGGTGTGGCTGCTGCTAACACTAACTACCCAATTACAGCTAAGTGGTTGGTGAAGATCGACTCCACTGGCGGTACTGTTCAACTTCGTCAACGTTCTGAGGTTGCTGCGTCTAACTCGGTATTAAAAGCAGGTACTGCCACAATCCCAGGAACTGTTATGACATGGAAGAAGGTTGCTTAATATGACGGATTTAATTGAAAGACTTGCTGTTCTTGAGACAAAACAAGCAACACAAGAAGAACACTTCCAAATAATGGAGAAAAAGGTGGATGCCATGTACGATGTAATCATGCAGCTCAAAGGAGCTAAGTGGTTGGGTTGGGTTATTGCAGCCGCTTTTGGTTTCTTAGTATCTAACGTCCATGTTCTTTATAACTTTTTGCAAGGAAAATAATGTTAAACTATCTGAAAGCCACGGTTCTTCTCTTTTTGGTTTTAGTAACTCCTACTGCTGCGCTAGATCTTTCCAAAGAAAGCTCTTCTAAAAATGTTGTTGTCTCTTCTTGCGACTATTATAGTGAAGGTGCTTTCTTTGAAAGAATCCATAAGCAAGGTTACGCTGTATACACATTGACTGATACAGGAATGGAGAAGCTTCTAAAATGGGCTAATAAGGCCCGTATCGAGGCCGAACTTCCTGCTTTTGAAAAAGAAACTAAGTTCTATTTCGCAAATGTAGGTGTCAACTCTACAGGAATTGTTTACATTTATAAAGGGTGTCTTATTGAAGGAACCGATATCATTGTTCCCTCAGTTGCTTCAGCGGAAGCTTTCCGACAAGCAGGCATTCTTTCAGAAGAGATTATCCCATTTATCATAAAGGAAGGCGAAGATGCTTAAACTAACAGCACGAGATAAATCTAGATTAAAAGGACTTCACCCCGATATTCTGAAGGTTGTTGAAAAATACCTTGAGATTGGTAGTGTTCCTATTATCGTTATTGAAGGTATGCGAACACTCGCTACCCAGAAAAAGTATTTAGCTAGAGGTGTTACTACTACACTTAGGTCGAGGCATTTGACTGGCCATGCTATTGATATCGGACCTAGAGACACCCCTCTATCTAGTTGGCCCCCTTACTACAAGATTGCAGAAGACATGAAGAAAGCTGCTAAACTTGTTGGTGTAACTATTGAATGGGGTGGTGACTGGCGGAAGTTTAAAGACGGTCCTCACTGGCAGTTGCCTTGGAATAAATACCCTGCGAATATGCCTGCTGAAACGCTGAAATTTGCAGAAACAGGAGGCACGACTGAAAGTTCAGCTGCTGTGAGCAAAGCCTCTATGATCGGTGTAGGCGGTGTTGGTGGTTCAGGTGTCGCAATTGGTGACTCCTTCTCAGCTATTGCTTCTTCTGTTGAAAACCAACAGTATGAACTTTCTTCAGGTGATTTAGTCCGAATCGGTATTGCCACAGTAATTCTAGCGACAACTCTGATCGGATTGTATTTAGCTTGGAAGAATTACAAAAATAGTCAAGAAGCTCCGGTGATGGGCTGATGTGGCTAAGCGTAATCCTAAAAGTTTTGACGAGCAAGATTGGTCGGATAGCTGCGATTTCGGCTACGACCTTTCTTCTTGGTCTTTGGACTGGAAACAGTCTGACAGTGAAATACTACAAAGCAGGAGAAATAGCTGCTTTGAACGAACAGATCAAAAGAAACAAAAAGGTCATAGAAGCCCAGACCAAATACTCGACTGAGCTTAGAGACAAAGAACTCCAATTAGAAGAGGATTTAGAAAATGCCTTGGAAGAAGCTCGGAAGAGTCCTACCGCTAATAATGTTGGGCTTCCTGCTAGTAGCGTGCGGCGGCTCAACCAAATTAGATAAACCTGGTCTTCAGGCCAATATTGATAACAAACTTTTAGAAAAGTGCTATAGACCTGTCAATCTTCCCAATAGGGAATTGACGCAACTTGATATTGAAAGGTTCTGGTCCAAAGATCGCGCCTCTCTTATTAAATGTGGTCTCAGTAAAGACAAACTCATCGCTATCTTAAGGATGAAGCGTTAATGAAGTATACTCTTTTAGAATTGACTCAACAGATTCTCTTGTCTCTTGACGGAGATGAGGTAAACTCTATTGACGATACTGAAGAGTCAAGAGCTGTTGCTAAAATTATTAAAGAATGCTACTATGATATAGTGGGTCAATTAGATCTTCCTGAGCATTATGATTTTTTCCAATTAGAGGCAACTTCTTTAGCTACACCTACTGTTATGACCAGACCATCTGACGCTATAACAGTGGAGTGGGTTAAATATGACGAGAAAACAGGAACAGATACTGATGTAAAGTACCGAGAGATCCAATATCTGCCTACCAAAAACTTTCTGGATCTGGTTTTGAACTTGAATTCAGAAGGAACGGACGTTACACAGTACAATTTCAGTACAAATGATGAAACTTTCTCTCTAAAGGCTAAAAATAATTCAGCCCCAAGCTTTTTTACGTCTTTTGACGATGGTAAAATCCTTTTTGACTCGTTTGATTCAGATGAGGACTCCCATCTACAGGCTTCTAAGACTCTCTGCTACGGTGTAATCAACCCTACGTTCACTTTAACGGATTCTTTCACACCTGATTTAGACCACAGGCAGTTTGCCCTTCTTCTTAACGAAGCTAAGGCTCAATGTTGGTCTGATTTGAAACAGCAGATCAATGCAAGAGCTGAGAATAAGGTGCGACAGAATAAAATCGATAGCCAGAAGAAGAAACAGAACGTCGGATACCCTGACGATCAGAACTACTACTTTAAATACCCATTCTATGGAAGGAAATAACAGACCATGTTTAATACTTTCGATATCGAAGACGTAGACCCGTCTGAGAAGAACCGAATTTTAGAACTAGATAACGGTGTAGTAATCAAAGCAGTCCAAAAAGACCCTTATGGTTTTTGGTCGCTGCATTATGTAAAGGGAGCGACTCCTGAGATTCTTACAGGGCATTTTACTTCCTTTGACGCAGCTAAGGCTGAGGTTAAAAGATACTGCAACCTTGCTGGCTATAAACTTGTTCGTGTAAAGACTGGTGCTGAAGATGCCTTGGAGCCGGGAGCTACCAAGAAAGACATCTACGATCCACCTAAACCACGTTTCAAGAAACATCATGAGAACATTTCATTAGAGTGAGATAAATGAGTCGCGGTAAACAAGTCCAGATATTCAATGACTTCACTAAAGGCCTTATCACAGAGGCCTCTAGTTTAAACTTTCCTGAAAATGCTTGCACAGAGACTTGGGATTGCCAATTCGCTAATAACGGAATTGTGTCAAGAAGGTATGGGTTTGATTATGAAGGCGGCTTTGAGCAAGACAGTTTTACAAGAGATGGCAGTGTCATTACTGAATACGTCTGGAAAGGCGTAGCCGGTAGTGGCACTCTTGTTTATGTAGTTGTCCAAGTCGGGAGCACTATTTACTTCTACGAGGAAGATCCCGAAGGGCCTCTGTCCCCTGGAATGGAGGCTTTTACAATTGACTTAACTAGCTATCAGTTAGGTGGAGCCCCCTCTCCCAAGAGTGAGCCTTGCCAATACGATACCGCTAAAGGTCTTTTATTCGTAACACATCCTTTTTGCAGCCCTCTTCGCGTCCAGTTTAATTCATCCGGGCCTAGCATTGATGTTACTGAAATTGAAATTGAGATCAGGGATTTTGATGGTCTTCCTTCAACAGCGACATACCCTACTTTCAGCACAAGACCTACTTCCACTAGAGCTGCTTTAGATGATTTTGATGAATACAACCTTTTGAACAGAGGTTGGGGTTCTACTGTTAAGATCCATGCATCAGCCACTCCTACAGTTGCTTTAGACTACTGGGATACTAGGGAAACCACTATGCCAGCTCTTAACGAGTACTGGTGGTATTATCTAGATGCTGAAGAAGAAATGAATGATACGTTCTTCCAGACAGAAGGAACTCCTAATACTAAAGTTACTGCTGGTTCGTATATTTTGAAAGCTTTCTTACAAGAAAGAGACGTTGCTTCAGGTATTTCAGGCCTTAGCGACGACGATATCACCTCGTCTTACTTTAGACCTAAGTGTGTTGCTTTCTATGCGGGTAGAGTTTTTTATGCCGGTGTGGATTACCAGGGTTATAATACAAACATCTACTACTCGCAGATCCTAGAGGATGTGGCACAGTCTGGTTATTGCTACCAAGTAAACGATCCTACTGCAAGAACTAACAGAGACCTTCTAGACACTGATGGTGGTGTTATCACCATTCCAAACATCGCTTCTGTTGTTAAACTTTTTGTGTACGGAAACAAACTACTTGTGTTCTGCACCAACGGCATCTGGGCTGTTTCAGGATCTAATGATGGTGGCGGTGGTTTCTCTGCTAAAGACTACTCCGTTAAGAAACTTTCTTCTGTTGGCGCAAATAGCCCCTTCTCTTTTGTCGATGTTGATGGCTCTCCTTTGTGGTGGAACTACGAAGGTATTTGGGCTATCGCTCCAGGTGAGACGGGTGAAGATGGTGTTCAGTCGCTTACAAGAGAGACTATTCAATCTTTCTTTAACGAAATTCCTACTGTCAATAAGTACTACACCAAAGGTGCTTTCGATAGAAATAATCAAGTAGTTCGTTGGATTTTCAGGTCAACTGATGCTTCGTCTGATATAGACAACCATATGAACTATAATAGAGTTCTTTCCTTCAATCTGAAGAAAGGGGCTTTCTACCCATGGACAATTGACACCTCAGCAGGCATTCTTGTAAATGGCATTATTAATAGCCGAGGAGTTTCCTCAGAGTTTGAAGAAGAGGTTGTTACAAGTTCTGGAGCAGATGTTCTAGATCCTTCAGGAGAAGTTGTGACAGCTTTTATGTCTGTTGACGAAGCAAGACCTTCTATTTTCAAATACTTTACTACTGAATTAACATCAGGGACAACGTTCAACGGTACTTGGTCAACAACGTCTGCTTCAAGCTACCTTGATTGGACAGCAGCTAGTGGCGCTTCAGGTGTCTCTTTTGACAGCTATTTAATCAGTGGTTATAATATCACAGGTCAGGCTCAAAGATTTATGCAGACAAACTACGTTGTTGCGTATTTAGGCAACTTCCCCGATTCGTCTTGCTTCTTTCAAAACTACTGGGACTTTGCTTCAACTCAGGACTCACCTAGAGTTTCTATGGCTCAGCAGATTTACAGAAATAAACTAAGAGTCAACACTCAACAAGCGAGAATTAAAGTTAGAGGAAAAGGAAGATCAGTCCAATTTAGCTTTAAGTCCGAAGAAGGAAAACCTTTCTTCTTGCATGGTTGGTCAACCTATATTACTCAGAACAACGATATTTAAGGACTTTCATTGATGGATCTTAATCTACTCATTCAAGTATTTTCGGTAATGCCTGTTGGCTTTGCCTTCTTAATTCCTCTGATTGGTCTTGCTTTAACAGCCATCGGTGTTGGTGTATCAGCATATAGTGCTGTGCAATCAGCTGATGCTTCAAAAGATGCTGAAGAGGCCCGAAGAAAGCAAATGGATCTAGACGCTGCTAGACGGCGTAGGCAGGCCATCAGAGAGGCTCAGATCGCTCGTGCTACGTCTGTTTCCAACGCTGCTGCTCAGGGTGCCTCAGAAGGTTCAGCTGTCCAAGGTGGTGTCGCTGCTATTTCAGGTAATGCCGCTGAATCGATTGTGAATACAAATCAAAATGTTCAGATGGGTAACGCTATTTTCGACGCAAATGGCCGTAGAGCAAATGCTGAAAGTATTGGCGCTATTGGCAGTGGTGTTCAGCAGTTTGGTTCGATGATTACACAGAATGCTGACAAGATCAGAAAACTGCCCAGTGGCTTAAAAGGTGTTCTTGACCCGACCGAGGAGGTCTAATATTGTCTAGTTTAATTGATACAGCTGAAACTCCGGCTCTTGTTAGATCAGAGTCTGAGCAGACTAATCACCCTTTACTTGGAGAGGATACTGCACCAGTAGTATACCCTGACCAGTACGTTGAGGATAAAGCTTCTAAATACGATTTAGCTCTGGGAAGTGATTCTCCTGGTTACGATTCCGTATTAGCTAATATCAAGAATACTAACATTGAAACTCAAGCACGTCTTGTTGAAGAGAACGATCGGCTTAAGACGCAGAAGGAAAAGGCTAAGCTTTTAGCTGATCTTTCTGTTGAACTTAATAAAGATGGCCGTCCACTGGACCAACAGACTTTTGACTTCATCTCTAGTATGAGTGCTAAAGATCTTGAAGATGCCCGTAACGATCCTAAGTGGTCTGCCAACGATGCTTACTCTAAGCATGTGGCAAGCCTTGGTGCTCGTGACCCTTATGCTTGGCAGAAGTTCTTCTTAACTGGTAAAGATGAAGAAGAGTACCACAGGACCAGAGATATTGCTGAAGCCACTATCGCCTGGAAAGAGGACGTTTACGATACAGTAAACAACCTTGAGGCTGAGATGGGTTCTAAATCTACTTTCGGCACTGTATATGAGTACGGTGAACAGTGGCTTGTTCCTTTTGCATCTTACTTCAACAAGAGAAGCACTGTTCGTTCAGATAACGTAAGCTCAATCTTCCTTGGCAGTAACTTGGAAGAGCAGTACAACTACCTGAACACCCTCCCTCTCGCTGAGAGAAGGCAGGTGTTTGCTGAAGCTGTTCGTCTTATTAAAGAAGACAACCTCCTTGACGCTATTGAGTTCGCTAAAGGTGCTTTAGACTACTCTAGAAACTCTAGTGCTGTGGACAATGCGTTCACCGCTATTGAAGTAGCCTCGACACTCCCTGTAGGTAAGATTGGCAAGCTTGGTAAATTGGCAGGTAAAGCTGCTGATGGTGCTGCTGCTAAAGCGGTTACTAAGTCAGGCAAGAATATTATGGACTCCATGATTAAGGGGTCTTTGGATATTGATGCCGCTGCTCCACTTCCTGAAGGAGTTAAGAACGCTGCTACAAAGATTGTAGAAGAGGTTCGTAAGTCTAAGGCAGGCATTGCCCCTGAAGCTCCTGCTAAGGCTCCTGACCCTCTTAGAGTTAGCTTAGACGGTACTTATGTTAAGTCTACTGAAGCGACTGCTGACCATATTAAGTTAGTGGAAGAAAAGCTTGCTGAAGAGTATAAAAGACTTGATAAGCTTCCGGGCGATGGTAAGTATAAATCGTCCCAGAATGAATTAGCAAACTACTATAGAAGTTGGCTTCATGAAGCTTCTGTTTACTCTGCTGTAAAAGATAATAGAACTTTAAAGATGGGTGAAGAAATCTCTAGCAGAATTGCTATGAGAGACTTGGTTGAAGCCACAGACCCTACCAACCCTAACTTGGCTTCAGACACTCTTGCGGCTACAGGTAAGTCGGCTCAGGCTGCTTCGTATAAAGCCGCCAAGATCAATGAGATTGAAAGACTTGCTGAACCTCCTACGACAGTAAGAGGCAGGGTGGAACTTGAATCTCTTGTCCCCACAGCTATGTCACCACAGGCTTCTAAGACCCCCGTACACCAGCTCACTAAGGTTACTAACGCTCTTGCTCAAAGAGTGAATGAAACCATGAAGAGAGTTGACTCAGTTTTAAATGAAGCGATTAAATCAAGCTCTTCTATTGCTACTCGCTTCTCTAGTAAAGAGATGTACGATAAAGCTTTGCAGGTTGCTAGAGCTGACTACGAGAAGATGTACCCTGACACCAATAACGCTATTATCGATGTTCAGTTCCACATCCCTGAAGACAGCTTGACGAATACTTTTGATTTGTATACTTTCCTTGGCACCACTGAAAAGACATTGTTCAGTGCGCGTAGTCATGCTTGGACGGCAGCTACTAATGCTTATGGTCTTCGTCCGGGTTCTTTTGATATCTACCAGCACGGTCAGGAGTTTCTTATCCGTATTAAGAGTGTTGCTGACGAAACCAAACTAAATGAGTTCCTCATCCCTGCGGATGGCTCTAACACGACTCCTACAGGTATTGCCAATACTTTCTTAGGGTATTTTAGAACGACCAACGATCTTGTCTCTAAAACCAATATGCTTAATCGAAATGCAATTACTCATGGCTATGCAGCTCTTCAGAGCCAAGTAGCTGAGGTGGGTGATATTATTGCTCAGGTTAAGAGAATTCCTGGTGCTATGGCTCGGTTTGAAAGAGTTCTTAGAGCAGGCCTGCACGAGACAAGAGAGATTAAAGTAAACCGTCGCAACCGTCTAACAGGTGCGATGGAAGAGAAACTTGAGAAACACCCCGGTGTTGAATGGGATATGGCAGGTTTCGAGAGAAAGTATATGTCCTTGAATAAAGGAAAGATGCCTTCTGAAACTGAAATCCTTGCCTATGAGGTTTACAAGCGCCTTAACAACTTCGACTATACTGTAAGAAACCTTGACCTATATAGGGACACGGCCAGATTAGGTGTGTCTGATTGGCGGTTCAGGGCTTGGGTGCCTGACGTTGAGGGTACACCTGCTATGGGCTGGACCCACGACTTCCATGCCAAACACGTTGATGATCTTCCCTACGACCATCCTGAGGCTTCTAAAGTAGCCATCTACGACGAGAATGGTCGTGCAGGAATGATTGAGAATGTCCGAGGTGCTTCAACAACCTTCCGTGAGCATATAAAAGCTCTGAAGGAACAGGGGTATCGTATTCTCCAGATACATAGTCCAGACATGAAGCCACTCCAAGACGTACTTAAATACGATGGTGTGGTCAACTTTGTTGTTGTCAAAGATGCTCAGGCTTCTCCTTTGAAGCTTAGAATGCTTCCAAGGCAGTACGGTGGCCATAGAATTCCTGATGAAGGTTTCTATTTAAAGCAGCCTCGTGTAAAACAGGCTACTAAGACTGTAAAACGTGAGGATGGGACTTACGAAGAGGTTGTTGAAAACGACAACATCTACGAAGGCGATATCACTGTTGCAGGTGTTCACTCTGAGGCTAAAGCGAGGGAGATGATTCCTTTGCTCGAAGATGCACGTCAACTTTTCTTGGCAGGGGACCGTGATGGTTTCATGAAGAGAGTAAGTGGTCGTCTTGGCAGAGAGCCTGATCGTCTTTGGGATGATTTCAAAGATGGTGTTCTGAACGCCAAGGAAACCTTCTACGTGGTTAAAAATGGTCAAGGTGTTAACGACACTAAAGAATTCAAAGAATACGTTAAGAATGTTCCTAATTTTGTAGACTCGATTGATTCGTCTTTCAATACGATGCGTCAAGTAAACAAGAAGTTTGCTGGTCTTAAGTCGCCTGATTTACTGTCCTATGAGAAGATCGGTGGTGGTGAAGCTAATCCTGTTTTCAAATACAAGAGAGCTGAATACATCGATCCAATTGAAGCTATGACAACTTCTATGTCTACTTTGATGAAGAACAGAGCTTTCTCTGATTATGTCGTACACTCAGTAACAAGTTGGGTAGAGGAGTTTGGTGATTTACTGAACGTGCCTATTGACCAACTGCGTAATAATCCATTACACTATCTACACAACCCGCAGTGGATTGATAAGCCTGTCCAGAGAGACAGATTCTCTGCGGCTAAGAATGCAAGAGCTGCTGTGATGAACCTTATTGGTACACGAACAGACTTGCAGAACAACATTGAATGGGTTAAAGGAAAAGCAGTAGATGCAGTATACAATTCTTTGGGTGATCGAGCTTCTGCTAAGGTCGCTGATTGGCTTCTTCCTACTGCTAACGATCCTATGGCTCTTGTCAGATCTGTTGCTTTTCATACCAAACTAGGTTTGTTCAATCCTATTCAGATCGTGGCTCAGGGTCAGACCTTGTTCCACATGACTGCTGTTACAGGAAATCCTATAAGAGCTGGACAAGCTTTTGTTGGGACTAACTTTATGCAGGCAGCTCTACACACTGAGGATGAAAGCATTATCAAGCATATTGCTGGTCTTGCTTCTAAATCAGGGTGGGGTTCTTCTGATGAGTTCCTTGAATCCTTCAACGCTATGAAATCCACAGGACTTCATAAGATTGAAGGTGAGCAAGGTTGGGTTGACAATACTCTTGACCCTAAAATCTTCAAGGGTGTCTTCTCTAAGTTCCTTGATAAAGGCACAATTTTCTTCAAAGGGATCGAACGTAATATTCGTTTAGGTTCTTGGAACATTGCCTTTAAGGAATGGAAGAAGGCGAATCCTGGTAAGATGCTGACTAATAAAGAGGACATCAGAAAGGTTCTCAATAGACAGAACGATCTTTCCTTGAATATGACTAGTGCTAACTCAGCAGCTATCCAGAAGGGTATCTTCTCTGTCCCGACACAGTTTTTCGGATACCAGATGCGTATTCTCGATCAGATGTTGGGTAAGAGACTTACTGCTGCTGAAAAGGCAAGAGTCTTCGGTATGTACTCCATGCTCTACGGTGTGCCTGTAGGATCTACTATGGGTATGGCTGCTCCTTGGTACGAAGACATTGTAGCTGCGGCAGAGCAGAATGGTTATAAACTTGATGAAGGAGCTGGTCAGCTTTTCTTCCAAGGTGCTTTGTCTTTTGTGACAGAAGCTGCCTTTGGTGACGAGATGAACCCTGCCAGAAGATACGGTCCGGGTGGCTTTGAGTTCATTAAGAACTTGATTGACAATGACTTTGGTCAGGACGGTCTTGTTACTCTTGCAGGCGCTTCTACTGGCATCTTTATGGATGCTGCTAGATGGATGCAGCCAGCCTTGACAGCTCTTTGGTCACAGACCATGGACAGTGAGGATGAGCAAATCCCACTTGAGCCTCTCGACTTTATTGATGCCTTCCGTTCTATTACTACTGTCAACAGTGGTGTTAAAGCGTATATGGCTCTAAACTACAGTGCTTACTACTCAAGGGACGGTGCTAAGATCACCGATGCTAATGAGATGGATGCTGTTGCTATTGCTTTGTTTGGTCTAACGCCTTCCTCAATCGAGAAGATGTACCGCCAAATGGACTTCATTAAAGAAGATAGAGAAGCTCTCGACAGTATGAAGAAAGAGTATATGAAGAACATTCGTAGAGCTTTGAGAGCTGAATCTCCTTCAGACCGTCAGTTGTATATGAAGCGAGCTAAGATCATCGCCCAGTCAGCTAGACTAGACACTAAAGAAAAAGGTGTTTGGTTGAGGCAGGCCCTTAAAGGTGACGAACTTCTTGTTCAGAAGATGGATAAAGAATACCTTAAACTTATCGAGAAGAGGAAATAAACATTGGCTAGTTTCGCCCCCAATACTGGAGTAGATCCTGGTAGAGAGTATGATTTTAAAGGAGCTGAGCCTAACCTAGGCTTGGCTACCTTGATTAAAGGTGCTGCTAGAATCTCAGATGATGCTATTAACGCTGGGTATAAACTTGTTGAAAGCGATATCGAGCAGAGAGCTATCCAAGGAGAAGACGCTATCCAGCAGAATCTCTTTGCTACGTCAGACCTAGCCGCAGCTCAATCAAGCACGACTAATGCAGGTGTTGCAGCCCCTGAGGAGCTTTCCCGAGGAGTTGGTAAGATGCAGCAGTTGAAGAATGCGTATACTAAAGGCGCTATTACTGAAACTGATTATTTGTCTTCAGTAGATGTTTTGGCTAAGAAGCTTAGATCTAGATACGGCAACCTTTGGAGTAAAGAAATTGACAACGCTGTAGCAGGTGCTGTATCTAATTCAGCCAATGCTTATCGCAGACAGTTATTCCAAGAATGGGACTCTAATAAGTCTGCTGCTGATAAAGCTGCTGAGGAAGAGGATAAGTGGAAGTGGCAGTTCGTTAAAGAGAATTCTGCTGACTTAGGGAGAAATCCTGATATGCTTTCCAATCCTGAGAAGTACTCTAGAGGTGAACTTCTTAAAGAGGCTAACCGTAATAAGATTCCTCGCCAGAAGGCTGAAGATGCTATGAAAGAACATAGTTTGAATAAGGCTATTGGTGAAGATACTCGTGAGAACTCTCTTAAGAATGGTAAGACTATTGTAGGAAGCTTCCTTAATACTTTCTTTGACAGTGCTTCTACTGCTGCTATGCCTGCCTTTAAAGAAAAGGTCACTAAGTATGGTGCAGATGGCAGCTTCTCTCCTACTGAAATTCAAGACTTGTATACCTCTTGGAGAACTATTGTTCCTGAGATTGAAGGAGGTATTAAGCAGATTGTTCTTGAGCAGTTTGCAGATATGCCTGAGGCAGACAAGAAAGAGCTGTACGCCATGGGCGACGCTATGAATGACTTCTTCGGTAACATGATGACCAACCCTAAGGGCATCGGTGTACTGGATTTCGCAGGTAAGATGAGAGATATTGCAGGTGATGCTGTTATCCAACAGTTGTTCAAAGAGAACCCTGACTTCGCCTCTGCTGCTGCAATTAAGAATGGTATGGACAAGGTGGGCTTAGGACCTTACTTTGATACTGCTATTGGTGAGAAGTTAACTGGCTCTATGTCAGAACCCTTTAAGACAAAGGGAAGCTTTATTGGTGGTCAGATCTTAGCTGGTGAATCTAATATGAACCAGTTCACCCAAGCAGTTTGGGAGAACAAAGGCGATCCAGAGCTTATGAAGAGCACCATGAAGTTTATTAAAGGAGCTATTACTTCTCCTGAGTCTACTCCTGAAGGACGTAGGCAGGCAGCTAATGTGCTATTCTCCCCTGAGAATGTGGCTTATATGTCTCCTCAGATGATCTCTCCTAGGCTTGCTACTGAGTTCTTTAACGAACTTAGCACTCCTGAAGTACAAAAGGAGATGATTGCAATGAAGAAAGATTCACCTGAGACTTGGGTCAACTACTATGATTGGAATTTTGACAGAGGATTTAAGGCAGTGTTTGCTTCAGAAATCAATGCTGTTACTAAGTCTGATCCAATTTTTGGAGATATTGCTCTTAAGAAACTGAACCTGAAGTATGATGCAGGCAAGAACCAGTTCACGTATACGGACCCCAGTTCTCTACCAGCACCTAAGACAGGGGAAGAAGGAGCTATCCGTAAGCAAATTGAGGATGGAGCTGTAACAGCTATACGTCTCAATCGCTGGATTAAGCGCGTAGAACCCCTTATTAAGGCTGAGGAGCTAGACCCTAAGGAACAGCTCTTAAGGATGTTTGAGGCCAACGGTGTGCCTCTGGAGGGCAAGGGTAACCTATTAGGTAGTGCTGCTGCTCAGATTAAGAAGAAGTATGATGAGGAGAATCCTCCTGAGGAGACGCCAGCTCCGTAAACACCTGTCTGGTAGTGCTAGATACAAAAATAACCCCGGAGGATTTCTCTTCCGGGGTTTTTCTTTAGTTCTTTAAAGGAGTTACTTGTTTGATACACCCTTTTGGGATTCTCATTATTCGATTGACATCGGGACTGATCCCATTAATATCGGGTAAGTAGTCTCCTGCTAAATGAAGAGACTCATCATCCTCTTTCATAAGCCTGCCCCAGCTAGTAATTAAAGGAAGTGGGGAGCTATCCTCGAAGTCAAAGGCGACCCATCCGGATTTACCCATAGAGTCTACCCAAAGCACCTCAATAACTCTTCCCACAAAGTTCAAGTTCTTGCTGTGGACTATTTTCGTATTACTGTCTTTAGCCATCAATGAAACTCAAATCAGGAGGAGAGTAGTTAGGCCCTTTAAGGACTTTACCATCTTCTCTTTTTAAAGGTTTGCCATCTACAAGTTTGGACATATTGCTCTTATGGACTTCACCAAACACTCTGTTGATATCAATACCGAAAGCATCTGCTGTACCGTATGTGACATACAGAAGATCGGACAACTCTTTAGCTAAAGCTGCTTTATTAATAGGAGCACCTTCTTTTGGAAAAAGTTCTGTCACTATTTCTTCAAGTTCTTCTTCCATCAAATCATATCTAAGTTGAAGAGTTTTTAAAGTAGGAGGCCAGATATTTTGGCTAGCTTCCATTGCTTTATGAAACTCCTGTACTTTACTGAAGTTGGGTAGTTGGTCTGTCATCTGTTCCTACCTTTCGTTTATCGTACACACAAAGTGCAATGGCATTCCAGGCAGCCATAGCCATGTGGTGGCAGCCTGTTTCAGGATCGTGGGTCTCTCCACTCCAGAACTTCCAAGTGTGCCTCATGAGGCTTCCTAGGCATCTGGACCAAGACATACCCTTCTCCCAGTTACGGTCAGCGTACTTGGCAGCGCCTACTGTATATACGCGGACAAGCTCTTCCAAACCATCGTGAGGCAAGAGATCGTAACGAAGCTTACCAGCATCATACCGAAGAGCAGCTTCATTCTTCTGAGAAACGTTTTCATCAACCAACTTCATACATTACCTCCAAACCGAGAGCTTCTGCTGTAGCCTTTTCCGCCAAAGCTCCTTTACTCTTTTCCCATCCCTTGAGGAGGTATACTGCGTCTGCTTCGGCGCAGATCCACTTAAGGTCATCCCCCAAAGCTCTGCGAAGGCTAAAGCCCATAGACGTTGCATCTTCTAAACTTCCTGTTTTGAATTGTTTACTAAACTCTTCTCCATGTACTTCTTCGTCTTTCTCAGCAGGAGAAAAGACTGTATAGCCCGCTGCTCTTAAGTCTTTACTCGCAGCATGGAATGCTGGGAAGTTAAATTCAGGGTACCCTCGCATTGGTCCTGCGACATAGATTTTCATTGTTTTAGTCTACCTTCCTTAGTTGTTGGTGGTTGTAGATATGTAATGCCCCTGATACTTCAGGGACAGTACATTCGACCACATACCTTAGCTCACCACTTAAAGTAGTGAAGCTACAAAGAACTTTTCCAGGCCATTTATACCCGGAAATTTTCTCTACTTTAGCGCCTTTTTCGTAAGTATTTTCATCAAGTACCACAGTGTCCGCCACCAGTCAATGAACAAACGTCATTGAACTCAAGAGACTCTTCGAACTCTGTACCGAGTTTCTTCTTGGCCTCTTTGTAGCTTACTCCTGTGAGGGGTTGACCTCCTCTAGCTCCGTCTGGGTAGACGGTGAACCCTCTAAGTCTTTCTGAATACTTCGCAAGGCAATCTGCAAATACTCTCGCATCAATATCTCCACTCGAAGAACCTGGGAGGTTGATAGTGGAGCTGATCGCCATGTCAACATAGTCTTGTACGTCTGCTTGGAATCGGATACGTCTTTCATAATCACTCGCTAAATCTGTTGCACTTTCAATTGAATCAGGGTCAACACCGTAGAGGTCGATCATTTCCTGAGCGATGTTCTCTACATGATATTGGTATTTCCATTTAGTTCCGTCTACAAGGTATCTTCTTTTGTATGCCACTGCAAAGATTGGCTCAATACCAGTAGTAGTGCCAGCGAGCATACCGATAGTACCAGTAGGCGCGATGGATCTATTAGCCACAGGTCTAGAGATCGAAAGCTTTTCAGAGTAAGAAGAACTTGTCTCATCAGATACCCGCTTGTATACCCCAAGCCAGTCGTGTAGCTCAGGTGACACATTATAATTGTAGCCACGTTGAATAAGCCATTCATGAAGCCCCATAATGCCAAGTCCAAGACGCCTATTCTTTTCCCGGACTCTGTAGATCTTATCATATGGAAGCTCAGCACGTAGAGTGCCACACAGAAGGAAAATAGTACCCAGCTTAACGACAGACTCAAGCTCAGCCAGGGACTCCACACGACTAAAGTTAACAGAACCGAGATTACAAACGTCTGAATCATCAGCGGAGGTAACTTCAGTGCAGGCATTGCGAAGTGTTTCATTTTCTTTCTCATAGAAGTTGAATGAGAATCCTGGCTCACCGTTAGCGAGAGCCATTTCTACATTCTTAAGGAAGACAGGCCCATAGTCACCAGTCTTCTTGTAGTTCTCCAACCACTCTGTATCGTAGTTGACAGAGATATTGGTCATGTCAAGAGGAGCGTGGAAGTTCTGGTCTTTTCTCTTAAGGTCACCGTAGGACAGATTTGTATTTTCAACAAACTGGTTGTCCCAATCCTTGACGACAAGGAAATCGTTTACGTCAGGGTGCTTGTGATTAAGAGAAGCGTAGATAGCAGAGCGACGAGAACCACCCTGCATAATATAACGCCCTTGACTGTTAACACCTCCCATTTTAGGTATTGGGCCAGAAGCAGTCCCACCAGTGCCTCTGATAATAGAACCAGCAGGACGATACTTAGAATAATCAACACCGATACCACCTCCGGTAAGTAGGCACGATTCAGCCTTCCAAGCTAAGTCAGCCCAATCTTCTCTTGAGTCTTCTTCAGCTTTAAGTAAGTAGCAGTTGTTAAAGAAGGGTTTAGTTCTACCTGCGTAGTACAAATACCGACCACCAGGAATGAACTTCATGTCAGTCATATATTTAATAAGCTGATCCTGGTCATCCTTAGGGATCAAACCAGAACAAACATGGTTCACTAGAGTCTTACAAAGCTCTTCCCAGGTCTCAGCTCCTTCATGCCGGTACTTTCGATTAAAAGTATCCTCAGCAAGGAAGGATCGGAACATAGGGTTTACATTAGATTTGAACAAATCAGGACCTCTTTGGTTGTTTCTGGCGGTTAGCTTTCTTAGAAATAATGTGGGTCTTAGCGCCAGCTAAAGATCCTTTTCTAGGTGCATTCATGTGATCGACTTCTTTACCTTTTAAAGCAGCCTTTCCGTGCTTCTTCTCAGCAGCTCTTCGGTCTCGATTACGCTCAGCTCTACGCTTCTTCTGCTCTTCAGTTCCTTGGTATTCATCGTATTCTTTTCGATAATCTCTTTTTCTTTTAACCATTGATACCTCCTAGGTTCTTGTTCGGATGAGACAATAAATTAACAGTAGCAGCAACATTAATATTTTGGTCATCCATCAATGATTAACTCTAGCTGTTCGGTAGAAGACTTGGGAAGTTTCTTTAGGAAAAGCTCGATCATAAGCTTGTTCTTAACATCAATCCCAGTCTTGAAGTTTAGAAACGTAACATCCTCATCATCATTTAAGAAGGATGTTGCGTATAAGTGTGAGATCAAGATCTCTTTTAATTTATCCTGAGGGAAGTAGAATACCTTATTAGGCGTTTTCTTCGGTTTCGTCGTAGTATTCGTCATAAATCCACTTCTCCTGTTTTTTTTTGGTCTTTTCGTCGATATGAATTTTATGCTTAAATTGAGGATCACTAAGCATTTTCTTCGCAATATGGTTACGCTTACGACGCTTACTGTGCTTATATTTTGTATCAGGGTCGGTCATTCTAAAGGTTCTACCTCGGGTAATTTAATATACTTCATCTCAACTAGCTGTTCAAGAAGTTCTTCAATAGTAAGATCGTTGAAAGCTAAGATTTCTTCAAAAGTATATACATCAAGAAGATTTACAATATCAGCCATATTCTTTCCTCAATCTATTCAGAGAAATGAATTCTGGGTCGTAGTTTCCATTCTCAACGTTACGCTTGACTACTACTCCTCTCCACCAAAGCTTGTTGGCTTCACCAGCCCAGTCTGCATCGTAGTCCTGATAGCATCCTGCAACAAGGCCTTGTATTCGTTTATTCCCAATCCCGGTCTGTACTTCGTATGATAACAAGTGTAGATCGCCAGCTGTTGCTGAGCCGTGGCCCTTGGACAAGATAGAGTAAGCTGGGTGCGCTCCGCCCAAAGGACGACCCATGACTCCTGAGATGAAGAAATGGGCGTATGAAATACCATCGATTGTGATAACACCGGGTGATCGACCATTATACGGTACGAAATCGTCATAATACCTTTGGTATTCGAGGTCATCTAAACTAATTGCACCTTCTAATTCAGGTTGGAGGTTGATTGCTTTACTGATTCTGTGCTCGTGGTTTCCCTCAAGGATAACCCTACGCGGAAGTTTCCGCTTAGACTTACGTACAATAGACCAAAGCCTGTCGTTAAAATCCAAAGCAGAGTCAATATCAGCGCGATAGTTACGACCTTGAAAGGCTTTAGTGCCTCGATCATAGCTAGAAAGAGAAGGCATATCGGCAAGATCGCCCAAGCATATAACCACATCAGGTTTAACATCATTGATTAAATTACCTACCCAATCTGCTCTTCTGTTGTTGAATTTAGGATGTGCGTGTGGATCTGGGATTACTAAATGTGTTTTACTCACTTAAGAGTTTCTCCATTTTCTAGAGAGAAGATTTTCGTATTCTTCATGTTTATTTCTTGTATTCATGATATCTTGAGCTTCAGTCTCGTCTAGATCAATAATTAAATGACGCCTTGGTTCGTGAGTTTCTGATGTGTGTTCAATCCAGTACCCAATATCGTAGTCTCTAAATAGTCGGTACTTTGCCATATTTTGTCTTTCTTGTTAAGTATTTAACAATTCGTCTAGCTTTCGCAACATCATCTCGGAAATGCCATCCCAATAACCGATGGTTACAGTTAAAACAAAGCAATCCTCGTATTTGTCCCGTGTCGTGCGAGTGGTCAACAGCCAGATTTCTTCTTGGTCGAGTTTCGTGTGGAGCTTTTTGGCATATGTAGCAGACTCCTCCCTGCTCTTGAAGAATTTCGTTATAACGATCTCTCGTGATTCCGTATTTCTTAAGTAAAGCTTTCCATCTCGCCGGAGAGTCATTAGGTTTCCATTCTTTCTTTCTTCTAGCCATTCGCTACTTCTAAGACAATAAGATCGGCCACCTCTACATCACGAAGGTCTTCATGAGCTAGACGGAAAGCGGATAGATTGTTGTCTGTAATTCTTGGTCGATTATAGAATCGCCCAGCTTCTCTGAGGATACCAAGCTCTCTTCTGGAAAGGATAACACGTTCGGTCTGAGTTACACCCTTAGGCATTTTCTTCAATCTCCTTTGACGCTTCCATCACCTTAGGCAAGCGTACGACTCTATTTAAAATAAC